TTATATACAGATGAAGATCCTAAAGGAACTATTCATGGACTTGGTTTTAAGAATGTCGCAACAGCGAAAGCGAGTGTGGCAAAAATTAGGAAATCAAGTAGATCACATGCTCATAAAATTCAAGCAGCAATTGCTATGGAGCAAAGAGCAAGAGTGATGGGTAAAACTGCTGAAGCAGCCGTTTATAGAAAGTTTATCAATTCAATGAAGAAGAAAACCAAAGCAATGAATGAAGAAAAGCATGGTGATCACGAATATGAAATGATTCGTCGTCAGACCGATAATATCATGGTTGCTGCGAAAAAACTTAAGAAAAAATTTGGTAAAGGTGAAGGTAATGTGAAAGCATGGGTTCAGTCTAAAATTACAAAAGCAGCAGATTATCTAGATACTGCAGCAGATTATGAGACTGGTAAAGAAGAGGTGAAAGAAGGTTCACTTCATAAATGGTTCAAGGGTTCTAAATCTAAGGACGGTAAAGGTGGATGGGTCAACGTGGTCACAGGTGGAACTTGTGCAAGCGATGAACCAGGTGAGGGAACACCTAAATGTGTTTCTTCTGCAAAGAGAGCAAGTATGAGTAAGAAAGAGAGATTATCTGCAGCGAGAAGAAAGAAAAAGGCAGATCCAAATCAGCAATCTAAAAGAGGTGCTGCAAAACCTACCTATGTCTCAACTGACAAGAAAAAATCTAAAAAGAAAAAGAAAATGAAAGAAGAATTTATTTCACTACCACTTCAACTTGAAGTTCCACAAAATGATGGAGAATTTAGATTAGGTCTAATGTTCCGTGAAAGTTTGGAAAAAGATCGTGGTATGCTCTTTGTATTTGAGAATACTGACCGTCATTCTTTCCATATGAAGAATACTTTTATACCTCTTGATATTGCATTTATAAACGAAGAAGGTGTAATTGAAAGTATCAAAGAATTAAATCCAATGAGTTCGATTCCTGTATATCCTGATGGTAAAATAAGATATGCAGTTGAAGTAAATCGTGGTTGGTTTGCAGAGAATGGTGTAGTTGTAGGAGATACACTTCTAGAAGATACAGAAGAAGCGGAAATAGATTTAACAGAAGTTAAAGATAAAAAAGGAAAAGGTAGTGGTACAAAAGATGCTTGCTATCATAAAGTTAAGTCAAGATATTCAGTTTGGCCAAGTGCGTATGCTTCAGGTGCATTAGTTAAGTGTCGTAAAGTCGGTGCTGCAAACTGGGGTAATAGTCGTAAGGAAGAAGTTGAATACGAAGCAAAGGTTTACAAGACACCACATCATCGCTGGAGAGATGAAATAGTTGAGCATCATAAGAAAGATGATAATGGAAATACTATTCCCCATGAGGATGAGGAGATAAAAGAGAATAAAAGTGATTGGAGACAAGAACTTAATGAGAAGTGTTGGCCAGGTTATGAGAAGAAAGGTATGAAGACAATGTTTGGTAAGAGGTATCCAAACTGCGTAAAAAAGTCAAAGGGTAAAACTCGGAAGGAGGAAATCGATTACGATGAGGTAATCGAAGGTGCAGCCGAAGTTTTACGTCAAACAGCAACTGGTGGTAAACAAAAAGAACCACCAAACTATGATTATGCTGCTCTAAAAAGATTTTATGCAAATAGCACTGGTGCAGGATCTGTATATGAAGGTAATAGGGTAAGAAAAGGTGGTTATACAATATTAGGTTCAGGAAATAAAAAAGATATGAGTAAAGGAGGGAATGAACAAGCTCCTGTGGACTATAGAAATTTAGTAATGGTTAAGAAGCAAAATAAAACAGGTGATAATTTAACGGGTGGTGGTAAAGAAATGGACGCTGGACTTATAAAACAAGATCTATTTGGTGGTACGGGTAAAAGGAAAATTAACAAAAAATATGGTAATGTCAACTTAGCACATTATGAACCTGATGGTGAATTAACTGAAAAAGTAATGACTAAAAAGGACATTAAAAAACGTGATGAAATAGCAGACGCTATTAGTGATAAAGAGATGGAAGATCGATATGGTGATAAAAATGTTAAGTATGCTATTGCAACTAAATCCGTGATGGATGAGAAGAAGAAGAAAAAGAAAAAGAAGAAAAAAATGAATGAAGATATTGCTGATGAAGCACTTCTTGTTCAGGATTGGAATAAGGATGATATTAAATTTACTGAGATTGAAACAGTAGACGTAATCAAACCCAAACCAATCAAAGAAGAACATTCTAATTGGAGAGATGAATTAGATGAAGATTGGCAGAGTGTTAATCGTAAAGATAAAACAGATGGTATGAGTAAAAAGGCAGTCAAAGCATATCGTAAGGAAAATCCTGGTTCTAAATTAAAGACTGCTGTAACAAAAGATCCTAAGAAGTTAAAGAAGGGTTCTAAATCAGCAAAGAGAAGATTATCATTCTGTAGAAGAATGAAAGGTATGAAGAAGAAACTTACGTCTGCAAAGACAAGTAGAGACCCTGATTCAAGAATAAATAAGGCATTACGTCGCTGGAACTGCTGATGAAAACTTTTAAACAATTTCAAGAAGAAACAAGACAGTTAGATGAGATAGCACCTGCTCTTGCAATTGCAGGTAAAGTAGTTGGTGCAGGATTAGCAGCGTACTCAGCTTATGATGCTGCTAAACAATTCAAAAAAGGTAATTATGGTAGAAGTGCATTAAGTGCTTTAGGTGCAATACCTGGTGCTGGAATATTTAAAGGTGCTAAATTTTTAAGTAAAAGTAATAAGATAGCAAAGGGTGTCAAAGGTTTATCTTCAGTTAATAAATTTGTCGGTCCTGGTGGAAGAGACGCTGCATTCAATGCATTAAGTAAAACTAAAGTAGCAAATAATAAACCAAATAATAATAGACAAATTGCATCTACTAAAGATGAATCGAAACCGAAAAATATGCTTTCTAGAAGCGACTTTACCAGAGTCTCTGACTTGAAAAAAAATTCTTCTAAAAAACAAACAGCATAATGAAAACCTTTCAACAATTTCAATTAGATTCACAACAACTTGATGAGGGTCTAGGAACTGTTGCTAAACTAGCAGTGAAAAGTGCTGTTAAATTTGCTAAAAAAGGTGGATTGAAGAAAGTTGGGAAGTTATTAAAGAAAAAACCACGTAGATCTATAGATCCATTCTTCGCTAATAAAGCAGTTGAGAGAGGAACAATGGTTCGTGGTTATCACGGACAATCAGCAAAAAATATCGCACAATATAAAAAAACTGGTGTAACTCCTACAGTATCAGGTCTTAATTCAAATCCTTTGCAACAGTATAAAAATAATCCAGCAACTCTAGATTGGATAAAAAGAACTGGATACAAAGGAACCACTAATATGGCAAGACCAGGTGTAGATGCTTATTTTGCGACTGCTACTAAAGAAGGAAAAAGACAAGCAGGTCTGTATGCAAAAAGAGGTGCTAGGTATGAAAATGAAAAATTTAAGAACATATTAAATCCAAAAAAAGATAAAGGTGAAGTCATGGATGTAGTAGTTAAAAAGGATTCAATTAGAAAAAGTTGGAAAAGATTAAAAAATCCTGGCACTGAAACAGAAAGAATCGCTAAAGCACAAGATATAATTCCAGTTGTTCCTGGTCCATCATCAAAAATTGCAAAATATAGATTGATGCAATTAAAGAAAACAAAACATCAGACGTTAAATAAGAATAACAAAGTATAAATTATGAGTGAAGTTTATCTTGGTAATCCAAATTTAAAAAAAGCAAATACACCAATTGAATTTACGAAAGAGAACATTCAAGAGTTCTTGAAGTGTAAAGACGATCCTGTCTACTTTGCGAACAACTATATAAAAATTGTATCACTGGATGAGGGTTTAGTTCCTTTTAGACAATATCCTTTCCAGAAAAAATTAATCCGTAATTTCCATGAGAACCGTTTCAATATATGCAAAATGCCTCGGCAGACTGGTAAATCGACAACGGTTGTATCATACCTTCTTCATTATGCAATATTTAATGATAATGTTAATATTGCTATACTTGCAAACAAAGCTTCTACAGCCCGTGATTTATTAGGTAGATTACAACTTGCGTATGAAAATCTACCAAGATGGATGCAACAAGGTATCATATCTTGGAACAAAGGTTCATTAGAGATTGAGAATGGGTCAAAGATATCTGCCAACTCTACATCATCATCTGCTGTTCGAGGTGGATCATATAACGTAATATTCCTTGATGAGTTTGCTTTCATTCCAAATCATATTGCAGATGACTTCTTTGCGTCTGTATATCCCACAATTTCATCTGGTCAAAAAACTAAAGTTATAATTGTGTCTACACCACGAGGTATGAATCATTTCTACCGTATGTGGCACGATGCAGAGAGAGGAAAGAATGAATATAAACCAACTGATGTTCACTGGTCTGAGGTGCCAGGTCGTGATGAAGCGTGGAAAGAACAAACTATTGCAAACACATCAGAACAGCAATTCAAGGTTGAGTTTGAGTGTGAGTTTCTAGGATCTGTTAATACACTAATTAATCCAGCAAAGTTAAAAACTCTCGTATATGAAGATCCAATACAAAGAAATGCGGGTCTTGATATTTACGAAGCACCAAGAAAAGATAATAATTATCTAATTACAGTCGATGTTGCTCGTGGTTTAGGTAATGATTATTCTGCTTTTCTTGTGTTTGATATCACAGAGTTTCCTTATAAAGTTGTAGGCAAGTATCGTAATAATGAAATCAAACCAATGTTATTTCCAAATGTCATCTACGACATTGCAAACGCATATAATAAAGCATTCATTTTAGTTGAAGTAAATGACATTGGAGATCAAGTTGCAAGTATCTTAAATTATGATTTAGAATATGAAAACTTATTAATGTGTTCACAAAGAGGTCGTAATGGTCAGGTTGTGGGTGCTGGATTTAGTGGAAAGAGATCACAACTTGGTGTGAGAACAACAGCAGCAGTGAAGAAGTTAGGTTGTTCTAATCTAAAAACTATGTTAGAGGATGATAAGATATTAGTATGTGATTATGATATTATCTCAGAACTTACTACATTTGCACAAAAACATAACTCATTTGAGGCAGAAGATGGTTGTAATGATGATTTAGCAATGTGTCTGGTAATTTTCTCTTGGTTAGTAGCACAGGATTATTTTAAGGAGATGACTGATAATGATGTAAGAAAGAGAATATATGAAGAGCAGAAAAATCAAATCGAACA